GATACTGTTGATTGGAATTTAGATGATGTGAATAAGTATTTAGAAACACATAAAACAGATATATTAATTATTGACCAATTAGATAAGGTAAATGTGTCTGGTACTTTTGCACGTACTGATGAAAAACTTAGAGCTATATATACAGGTGCTAGAGAATTAGCAAAACGACATAATATTTGTGTTATAGCTTTATCACAGGCATCGGCTGACGGGCATAATAAACTTAATTTATCATTTGATATGATGGAAAATAGTAAAACAGGAAAAGCAGCAGAAGCTGATTTAATTATTGGTATTGGTAAAAGAGAAACAGGTAATCCTAATGAGCCAATGCGACAATTAAATATTAGTAAAAATAAAATTAATGGTGTACATGCAGAGGTAAATGCTTTTATAAGCCCACAATTATCGAGGTATGACGTATGATAACTGTAGTAGATGTAGAAACAACTTTTGTAAAAGACAAAACAGGTAAACTAGACCCTGCACCATTTCAAAAAGATAATCAATTAGTTAGCGTAGGTATTAATGATGAATATTATTGTATGTACCATAAAACACATACTGATTTCCATTTAGCTAAAAATTATAAAGCTATTCAAGAAATATTAGATAAGACAACACTACTTATTGGTCATAATTTAAAATTTGATTTAGCATGGCTCTATGAATGCGGTTTTAAATATGAGGGAAGAGTGTATGATACAATGATAGCTGAATATATTTTACTTCGTGGCTTAAAGAAAAAATTATCATTAAAAGAATCTTGTAGACGAAGAAGAATAACACAAAAATTAGACATTATTGACACATATATAAATCAAGGAATTGGCTTTGACAGTATTCCTTGGGTAGTAGTAGAAAAATATGGAAGACAAGATATTACTGCTACCCGTGCTTTATTTGATGACCAGATGAAAGATTTACGACTTCCTCTTAACAAAGGATTAGTGTCAACATTAAAGATGATGAATGAATTTTTATTAACTTTAATTGAAATGGAACGCAATGGTATTTATGTAGATAAAAATGCATTAAAAGGTGTTGAAGAAGAATTTATTAAAGAGCATGATGATTTACGTACATACATAGATAAAACTATATGGAGAGTTATGGGTGATACACCTATCAATCCATCTAGTCCAGAGCAATTATCATGGCTTATTTATGGCAAACAAGTTAAAGATAAAAAACATTGGGCAAGAGCTTTTAATATTGGCATTGATGCATTTACAAAACGCAGTAAAAAAAGACCCCACTTTTCTAAAAAACAATTTGCTATCACTGTTAATTCAAATACAAAAGATATTTTTAGAACAAAAGCTATTCAATGTAGTGATTGTAGTGGTAAAGGCACGTATCAAAAATATAAAGTTAATGGAGACCCATATAAAAATTTAAGTAAATGTGAAACATGTACAGGACAAGGAGTATTATATGAGAATACTGAAATTTTGGCAGGATTCCGCCAAAAACCAAGAGGTGTAATGGATGTTTCTGAAGGTGGTTTTAAGACTGATAAAATTACTTTAATGAAGTTATTAGATAATGCTAGTGATGAATTAACTGAATTTATTAATGCCATTACTCGTTATAGTGCTGTTGATATGTATTTAAAAACATTTGTTACAGGTATTGATAATCATACTGATGATAAAGGATTTTTACATCCTAAATTTATGCAATGTGTTACAGCCACAGGTCGATTATCTAGTAGAGACCCTAATTTTCAAAATCAACCACGAGGTGGTACATTTCCTATTCGTAAAGTTGTTAAGTCTAGATTTAATAATGGCAAAATAATGGAAATAGATTACGCACAATTAGAATTTAGAACTGCTGTATTTCTTGCACAAGATAAACAAGGCATGGAAGATATAAAGAATGGAGTAGATGTTCATCAATATACTGCTGATATTATTGGTGTATCACGACAAAATGCAAAAGGACATACCTTTAAACCTTTGTATGGTGGTACGACAGGTACAGAAGATGAAAAACGTTATTATGATGCCTTTAAAGAAAAATATGAAGGCATTACAAATTGGCATGAAGAATTACAAACAAATGCTATTAAATATAAAGTTGTAAAGCTACCTACTGGAAGAGAATACGCATTTCCCTATGCACAAAGACAAGTATGGGGTGGTTCTAGTTATGGAACACAAATTAAAAACTATCCAGTGCAAGGATTTGCTACTGCAGATATTGTTCCATTAGCTTGTATAAATATTTATAATAAAATGAAAGAATTAAAATTAAAAAGTAAATTAATTAACACAGTACATGATTCTATTGTTGCCGATGCATGTGAAGATGAAATAGAAATTGTATCTAAATGTTTAATAGATGGATGTGCTGAAGTTATTAATTCATTAGAAGAAAGATATAATATTAATTTTAATGTTCCTCTTGACACGGAACTCAAGATAGGTTATGATTGGTTAAACTTAAAGGAGGTATAATGGAAGACAATCCAAAAATGGATAACAGAGTATGTTTGTTTTATGTAGCAGACAGACTAAAAGAATTATCTGAGGTAAAAGATAAAGACTTACGAAAGTATGTTGTAGAGTTTAAAGACGAGTGTTTACATAATTTAGGTGTAAATGCATTACACGACCATAATAATTAAGGAGGTATAATGGGTGCTATGAAGTGGTTTATGATGGGTGTTGAAGATATGATAGACCCAAATAAAACTGAAGAAGAAAACTATGAAATGAATAAGAATAATAAAGTTCTTGTTCGTGGTGAAAAATTTGGCATAACGAAAGATGATATTAGTTATGCTTATGCTACAGTAAAAGGAGACCCCTATGCTAACTAGTGTATTAACAGTTGGAGATTTATTTGTGGAAAATGATGACTGGGTAAATGACGAAGAGGCTCAAGTATTTCAACGCATTGAGGAGTTGATACGTGAGTATAAAAAAGATAACTATGGTAAAAAACCTACCATGTTATATATAAATAATGAGGAAGAACTACAAAGTTACTTTATGTGGTTCGCCTCAACTTATGGCTTAAAAGCTGAAAAAACGACAGGAGTTACACATGTTAGTTAATTTATTTGAAATGGCATTTATAGCTATATTTATTTTTTGTGCTATAATAGTAATATTTGCTTGACAATTATCAAAAATTATGCTAGTAAGTATCTATAATTATTTTATTTACAGGAGGTAAATCAATGAATAATAATTTAGTAGACGTAAAATCAATGTCAAATGAAGACATTATGAAAGCAATAGGACAAGATGATGGAAGTAGCACTCCATCACTTCCTAGATTAATGATAAATAGAAATCCAGAAGATGATGATGGGAATAGATTGCCTATCGGTTCTTTCTCTATTTATCACAATGATGCAGGAGAAAACATTTATGGTAAACCTATAAAGTTTAGACCTTTCATCAGTGCTATGCAATACATGGAGTATAGTGCAGAAGAAGAAGCATATCTTTCTCGTTCCATTATATTTAAAAATTGGAAAGATGAACCAATTGATACAGTTGGTGGAGTTAGATGTGGTAAAGTTCCATTTAAAGATAGAGTAAATTTAAGTGCTGATGAATTAGCAGACCAACGCAGTAAAAAATGCTATCGCCTTGTTTATGGTGAAGTAACCTTTACAGGTAAAACTGCAAGTGGTGCTGATTATGAGGTAAAAGATTATCCTGTCTTATGGAGAGTAACAGGCACACAATTTAATCCTGTTGGTAATGCATTAAAATCAATTAGCCAACGTAAAAAACTTATGTTTAATTGCTTATTAAATCTGGAAACAGAAAAGAAAAAAGCAGGAGCAAATGTATTTTATATTGCAAAAATTGCAGTTAATGCTGATGCAGGTATTAAATTAACTAAAGCTGATGAAGATACTTTACGTAATTTTCAAGAGGTAATTGACTCAGAAAATACAGAAGTATTTGAGTTGTATAAACAAGCTAAAAAAGGCAAAGCTACATCTGATGATGCATCTGATGCTAAAGTAATTAATGATGTTCAAGAAGTTGACCCTGTAACTGAATTGTCATCATAATGTCACATCCTATTCTACAAAAAGTACAAACTTTTTTAGAAAAGGCAGGTCGTCAGAAAGTAAAAATCTCTGACGACTTGATTGAAGAGTTTGGAGAAGCTTGCAAATCTGCAATCCGAAAACAGTTCACGGATGAGCGAGGGGGCAAATTCAGATTACGCATGAGTAATATAGGGAAACCTTTATGTCAATTGCAAATGGAAAAAACAGGAGCAGAGGCAGAATCACCAGATTATAGCTTTAAAATGAAGGTATTATTTGGTGACTTAATTGAGGCGTCTGCTATGTTAATCTTGAAATCATCTGGAGTTGAGGTTCAAAGTGAACAAAAAGCGGTTAAACATAGTGGCGAAATCGAAGGAACTTATGATGTTGAGATTGATAATAAAATCTGGGATATTAAAAGTGCTTCTCCATTCGCCTTTGATAAAAAATTCTCACAAGGTTTTAATACAGTAGTTGAAGACGATGCCTTTGGTTATGCATCTCAAGGATTTATGTATGCTGATAGTGAGAATAAAGATTTTGGTGGGTGGATTGTTATTAATAAATCTACTGGAGAATGGTGTATAACAGAAACACCTTTAAATATTGATGAGTATAAGGAGAAATATGTTGTAGCCGCAAAAGACAATTTTAATTCCATTAAGAAAAATAAAAAATTTAAACGATGTTTTACAGATGTTGAAGAATATTTTCGTAAAGCAAAAACAGGTAACAGGGTGCTTGGTTTAACTTGTAGCTATTGTGCATTTAAAAAAGCATGTTGGGGAAATGAAATAGAATATTTACCACAACAACAATCACAGGCAAGAGACCCTAAATGGATATGGTATACTAAAGTAACTAATCCTAAAAAAGAATATGAAAACACGCAGTAGAAAAGCAAAAGGTAGAAGATTACAAAACTGGACAAGAGATGAACTCTTATTTAGGTTTTCTAATTTTTCAACTGATGATATATACTGTGCAATTATGGGGGAAAGTGGGGCGGATGTTAAGTTTTCGCCCCATGCACAAAAAGAAATACCATATTCTATTGAATGTAAAAATAAGCAAACATTTAAAGGAATATATGATATTATAGAACAAGCTCATAGCAATTGCAAACCAACTCAAGTGCCATTAGGAATAATTAAAATGAATAATTTACAACCTTTAGCTATTGTTGATGCTAGGCATTTTTTAGATTTAATAAGGAAAAATAATGGAAAAAGTAAACTTTAATAAAGGTGTAAGAATAGTTGTTTCACCTACAGATAATGGATATGCATGTGGTATTATAAATGAAAAAGAAAATTTAGATAAAGGAGATGAAAGTTTATATTTATGTCATATAGTTGCTCAAGGTATGATTAAATTTGCTATTGAAAATCCACAAGATGTATTTGATTTAGGATTTCAACAAATGGCAGAATCGAAAGATAATGTTTCTAATGGAGAAATAAAAAGATTTGAAGAGTATGATAATGTTATTGACATAATAGAATTATTAAAGAAAAATAGAAAGTTACATTAATATGGAAAAAACAAAAGAATTTTTATCAGAAGCAACACGATTGGTTGGTACGGATAGAGAAAAAGATTATGGTGATAAAGTTGAAAACCATAAAAATATAGCTAGATTATGGTCTGCTTATTTAGAAGTATCTATTGAGGCACATGATGTAGCTATTATGATGGCGTTATTAAAAATTGCCAGAACAAAATTAGGTGCTGTAAGTAAAGATACTTATATAGACATGTCAGCTTATAGTGCTATTGCAGGAGAAATAAAATTTAGGGAGGATAAAAATGAGTGAGCATATACCAGATTTAATGTTTAAGGCACTTGAGCATGAGGCTCAAGCTAATATTGATAAAGCCGAAGCAACCATAGAAATATATTTTAATAATTCTGTTGGAATAGGTGAGCATCCACAACATCTAGAAGAAATGGGAAAACAGCTAGATATAATTGCTACCAATGAGGACAGGTTAACAACTTTAAAAAAATATTTTTCGGACTACAACGAAGCGAGAGGTAATGTATGAGATACTTTATAACGCAAGAACAACTACAAGCTGTATTAAACTACTTGGGTTCACGCCCTTATGTAGAAGTAATTAAAATTATTCAAACATTAGGACAACTACAGCCTGCCCCTGCTGAATCTGGTAAAAAAGATGAAGCAGATAAACCCCGAAAATAAAAAAGGAGAGCACGAGGCTCTCCTTTATAAACTTGAAGTCAAGTTAAACAGTGATGGTAATATATTATTTAATTATGATTGGGTTAAACCAGAAACCCTTGTAGATAGTTTAAAAGATTATGAATATAAATATACTATTTCTGCTATCATTCGTCATTGTTTATCTAATGGTTACAAATTAGATGAAGATTTAAAATATTTATTGAGGAATATATGACAGAAGACTATAAAGACTATAAATTAAAAGGCACATTACATGCCCCATTTAGTCCAATATTAATGGAGTATCAAATACCACAACCTTACATTGATTTATTAAATACATATGGGGATAAAATATCTGCAAGTGATAAAAAATCTAAACAATTAGATTGGTCAGATAATCTTGTAGGTAATGTTAAACAAGAACATAAAATTGAACAACATATATGGCAAGAAAAGCCTAATGAACATTTACCATCTTTATTTAATTGGATGGGTGCTTGTGTTAATTTATATGTAAAA